TACTTTTGACACTCCCACTTTTTCACCATGCTTTCAACATAGCTTCTGCTTTCTGTGTTGCCACCATATCTGCGCCTTGCTGTACCTGCTGTTGTAATTGCTGTGGCAGGCCTTGTGGAACTTGACCTTGGTTAAGTTGCTCCTTTTGGCTTTGTAGGTTCTGTAATAACTCATCAGCAAATGGGAAGTCGCCAAATTCAAGTAATTGTTCGAGCGAAATTTGGTTACTCTGCCATATCTGCATTAAAAACTCATTAGCCATTTGCCTGTAAGCTGGCGTTGTTGTACTCTCAACGATACTTAAATCAAATTCAACATCGCTAATCTTGTTTGGGTCATATTCCACCTGTGCGCTGCTCTTGCCTGCAATATTAAAGATTCGCTTACTATCGTAATACTGCTGCATATTCTTCACATCCTTATATGCTCCGTCAATAACAAAGGTTGAGAATGTTTCGAGCAAGTCAAGTAGCGTTGTTGTCGCATTTTGCGCTTGTTGTGCGTACAGGCTGCCACTTGTGGTTGAATAACCAGGCTTCCCTTGCAACGCTCCATGAACACCGCTAATATCTTCTACAAGTTTTAATTGCAGCTGTAGCAATTCTCCTATGCCAATGTTTGTAGAGTTATTAGCAATCTGTTGTGGAATCTGTTTCGCACCTTTCTTGATAACAATAACGCCGTTAAACCTGCTCCATTCATCTGCTATATCATCTAAGTCCATACCTTTAGGCAAACAATCTTCGGGGAATAGCAATACGCCTTTCGCACTTGCACGCATTATCCAGTCGTTTAATGTGATAAGACGATTGATGTATCGCTGTTGGTCTATAACATCTGCCACAAAGCTATGGATTTCTCCATCAATGAAAGGATATGCCTTGAATACGTAAGGATGCTCTCCGTGCGCAAATGGCGTTTCTCCCTCTTTGAGAATCACTCCTGTTGGCGTTAGATAATAATAATACCAATAATCATCTACAAACCATTTTGCCTGCACCAAAGGGATATCATCTTCGCTCATACCAAGCGCTAAGCCGTCTTGTAGGCGTTGCTCGTTCTCCTTAACAACCATTTCCGCATAGTCTTCAATATCTATTTTATAGATGCTGCCATTATTGTAATCATGACAACGATAGCGAGGTTTAGTTTCTTTTCTCCACACTTCTATAACGCGACATAGACTTCTATCCTTAGGGAATAGGAATGATGATGTTCTTTGATAAGGCTTACCGAAGTTATCCGCAGATAGGGCATAATCAGCTTGCGTAACAGACGTGGCATATATATTCCTTAGTTTTGCGTATTCTGCAGGCGTTTCTGCAAACTGGCGACATAGGGTTTCAAAAGAGATATCGTGTATCTCTCCTATTAGAGATGCATCCCAACCACGAAAATCACGCATATTAGAATCAATGAAAAAGTTGTACGGCTGGACATAATCCGTCCAACAATCACACTTGCCATTACGCCAACCGAACCATTTACGATGTACAGCAAAGCCACTAATCAAAAATTCTTCCATGGTACGTGCGTACATATCATTCATCCTGTTAAGCTGCATATTGCATTGTAGGATAGTACTCATCGTTTCACCAAGTTTCTGTTCGTCCCTATCTCTTGCTGTACATGTTGGCTCTTTGCTCTGCCCACGATATACGCCTAATATCGTACGCACAAGTCTACGAATGACGTTATTCTTTAGCGGAACATTTCCTTGACTTTTGATATAGCTCTCTTCTGTCATACATTTTCCGTCTACAGAAATAACATCGTCCCACTGATCACCATATGTGTAACGTTTGTTTCTCTCTCGGTCTGTTCTAAATCTATCCATATTGGTCCACGCTCTTTGCGCTTCCATGAGAACAGATTCCGCTCTGTAATCGCCGAATGTTTGTGATTCTTTTACGCTGTCTATTTCGTTATCCTTTGGCGTAATACGACTTAATGATAATAGTTTCCCTCTTGCCATATTATATATATTTGTTGTGTGCGAAGATAATTTTTTATCTCCACACACGACTTTTACCTTTTTACTCTTCTCTTGCCTCCATGCTATTTACAAGATGATGTTTAAGCTTGATTATTTCTGTGTCAATCATCTTGACTGCATCTTCCGCGCCTGCTGCTTGCGCATCTTTCTTGGCCCTGCTTAACCGCTGATAATAGGATGCTGATTGACGTAGTAACAAGTAATCCTTATCTGAAACAATGTTGTTTATGATTTCAGCCTTTTTCATAGGACTATAGCTCGGGTCGTTTTTGAATCCGTTTATTTCTGCAGCCTTAGCCTTATACCTATCTAAGTAGTCATAGAATTTCTTGTCAAGCCCTCTTGATGCGTTTTGCTCATCTCCACCAGTCATAACAACTCGGTTTGCAAGCGGAATGTAACGCCAATCGAAGTCTTTGTTATTCATAGCTACATCAGTCATGTTTCGCAACTGGTTGTAGACTGTGAACGCACCACCTGTGTACTGACGCAACAGATATTCGATAGCTGCAGGGTTTAAGTCAATCTCACCTTTTTTATACTTATTACCACCGCTTACTTCGTTGAGTAACGCTGCAAGATTTACAAGGTCTCTATTGGCACTCTTGAAAGCTTTTGTCCATTGTGGAAGAGGTTTATTATATTCTGTTTCTTTCCATATAGGACTGCCGTACCAACTTCTGTTGTTTGCAACTTCAATAACAGGCTTAACACTGCTTGGATAGAACGCTTCCTTGCCCTCCATAAAGTCTATTGGTAGAATCTGTGACATTTGTGCGACTAAATCTCCTAATTCCAACCTCTCTTTATGGAATATTGTACTTCCTGCAAGTTCTCCCATGCCATAGATAGACCGATACTCAATAGATAGAGGTATTTTTATCCATGTATTGCCAGGTCCTTTTATGAGGATATTCTGCCTACGCGTTGTTTCGGGTAGGTCATAATAGCTATCATCATCGCCCCCTGCACCTAAGGCGCTAATTAATAGCCCCATAGAGTAAGCACCTAACATTAGTGTTATTGCTTTTGCAGGGTGGCGCAAGCCATATTTGCCAAAGTTATTAAACGTGCCCTGCATAGCAGCGTTCCAAAAGACATAGAACATACGCCCTACCCCTGAAATGAAGCTTGAAGTGTTACCTATCAATGTTTGTCCGTGCATATCTAACATGGTATCTCCTGCACCTTTCTTATTAAAGTTTACACTAATCTCTTTAGAATCCCATATAGCGCGGTCTATGCTTCGCCCTACCTCTCTACTCGTTACAAAGGCTGCAAAACGAGCGCGCATTTCAATGGCTCGGCCAACTTCGCCTACCCATGTGACAAGCGCTTCTCTTGCTGCACCCAATGGCAGATTACTGCCCATAGATTTTAATGTTTTTTCAATCTCTTTCTTATGAGATTCAATATCGGCCATTCTAAGGAAACCTGTCTCACCACCATTACGCATGAATTGTTGGAACATAAGCTCTACTTCGTTATCCATGTCCAATTCTCCTTTTCTGTATTGCGCAAGTAGTAGCTTCATTTTAACCAAAGGTAATTTAGTGAAGTTTACATTATACTTTGCTGCGTACTTCGGCTCTTCCTTTATCCACACCATTGAGTTAGAGTATATGGTATCTCTAAGGAAGTTACTTACAATGAAGTCGGGTTGGAATGTAGTATACAACGCAGACAAAGTTCTATTTACTTCTCCTAACACGTTTAACATTGCACCAATAGAGCCTCTTACAGCTGCATCAGGATTGGTCATGCCATTTAGGGCCTGTGCCAATCTTGGATTGCCATTGATAGTAAGCACGATGTCACGGCCGTTTCGTTTAACAACAACTTGATGTTGATGCAAGTCCCTGCTATCCACAATACGATAAGGTATGTTTACTGCATCCGCGCCGTGCTTGTAATCTTCGGGGAACTCCTCTTGTAGCTTTGTCATGCGCTCTTCAAATTCCTGTAGCTTTCGCGCAACATCTTCCGCACTATCTTCGGCTTCAATGTCATTAGGGAATACTGGCTCCCACTGGTCATCTTCTTTGTTGTGTTTCAGCCACAAGTCGCCAACGCTAACCAAATCGCTCGGATGATTGAGTACAAAGTTCAAGAAACGCTGTTTTACAAGCACATTTCTATTACCTTGCGCAATGGCACTCTCTGCCATACTTTCCATATTAGCAAAGATATCATTAGCCTTAGAACTTCTTCCCTTTGTTTTCTGAATAGGGGCATTGAATGCGCTATCTCGTTGTGTGATATATGCATAAGCGTCTTGACTCGTGTCCTCATCAAAACCTCTCAATGGCACATAGTACTTGTACATACTCTTAATGTATTCGTATGTATCTTTATTCATTAGACCGCTTTCGTAGTTCTTTGCTAAGGTGGCGTTATTAACATTTCTCACCTTATTCCATAACTCCCTTGTGTCATGAGCTGCCTCATACTCCTTAACCATCTGCTTTGCCTTTTCTTCTGCTGCAGATGTGGTTTCTTCCCCTGTCAAAGAGGTTAGACCTGCAAAGTCGCGCTTTCTTGCAATGGCTAAGAAGTCATTAAAGCTTTGCCCTGTTTGTCCCTCCTTTTGGCTATAGGCCTTAAACTCTTTCCTTGCTGCTCTCTTCGCCATTAAAAGATTACGTTCAAGTCCATGCTTAGCCATCATATAATCTGTTAGCTGCTGGCGCTCTTCTTTTGTCTTAGCAATCTTTGATACTTCATTGAGTAGGGGGTTAAACAGAAGTGTTGCAAAGGCCTTTACTTCTGCTTCATTCACACTTGAAAGCCTATTTTCGCCTAAGTAAGCGTTTTCAAAGCCCTCTATATCCTCTATATGCTTTTTGTCATCAGCAATCATCAACATTGCGTCATGTAGGCTTCTCATGCTGTCAATCATAGCCTCTTGCGTCTGATACAATCCACTTCTAATACGCTTTTCGTATTTTTCTCTTACCTGCTTGCGCTCGTGTACTTCGGGATCACCCTCATTGTCTCGCAACAAAATATCGCTATCTTTGTTATTGTCTGCAGCGTGACTACTCATACTTTCACTCGTATTTTCCTTGTTATAATTACCAACACTTAGCGAGTTCTGCTTGTCAATATCGGCTGCTGCGCCTAAGATGCTACGATATCTGCCAGGCTCTTTTAGATTCTCAAAGCTCCTCCAAAGGATGTAACGAAGTTCATTGTCCGAAAGGTCCTCTCCGTTATAGTCTTTGAATCCAATCTTATGAAGCATATCAAAGAACCACCTTTTGATTTTCTCAAACCAATTATCTTGCATGGCATATTCAAAATTGGTATCTTCTGCAAGCCTTGCTAAATATTCTTCTGTGGCAACATCTATCTTTCCGCCGTATTTCTTTAATGCAAGATTGGCGATTGCTCGGCGTACTTCATCACTGCCATGTGCATATACATTATATATGAAGTCATCAAAGTGATTACCGAAGAGTTTGCGAAGTCCATAGTGTGCTACAGCCTCATGGAGGATTGTTGTTACAACATCTTGTGGGCTTCTGTGGTTACCAATAACGATTGTTATGCGGTCTGTTTTTGGGTCATACCAACCCTTAGCCTTGGCGCGTTTACCCTCTAAGCCTGCACTATCCGCATCTTCGATGATATCTACCTTATCATTTAGATGCAACTCTTTGATTGTCGTTTGTGCCATTTCGTGTGCACGTCTGATTTGTCGAGCTGCATAGGCTTGCTGCTGTGCTTTGGTGTAGTGAGAAGTGTTTGAAGTTGTTACTTCGGAAACGCTTTCTTCGCTATCACGTAAAATATCTGCATTGATATTTGGATTATGGAAATCTTTTATTATCTTTGCAGCAGATATGAGTTTCTTTCTAACGTCCGCGGAATTGTACTGCGGTTTAGACAGAAGCTCATTTTCTGTTTGTGGTAACCATTCGTTGCGCAACTCATCACTAACATAGTCTATTAATCCGTCATTTATCCAGCCAACAATATTCATATTGTTTCTGTAATGCACGCTTCGTATGCTATTTACTTGAATCTTTCCTAATCGTTTATTTGTTTCGATAGCAACAACATAGTTTTTATGATCATGTTTGATGTTTGTGAGAAGTGATTTGCAGGTCTTTCATCAAAACTATGTGGAAAACT